TTGATAATGGTAAAATATATTGGGGTAGAAATGGAACTTGGGAAAATTCAGGAGTTCCTACAAGTGGTTCAACAGGAACAGGTGCACAAAATTTATCTGTAATAACAACAGGGGATACATATTGTTTTCATTTATGTTGTAGAGAAGATGGTAATGTTCAAGCAAATTATGGCTCTCCACCTTATGCAATCTCATCAGGTAATGTAGATTCTAGCGGAATGGGTAATTTTGAATATGCAGTGCCCGAAGGTTATTATAGTCTATGTACAAGAAATTTAAATTTAATAGGATAGAATTATGAGTTATTCAATAATAGATAAACCAACAGATTATTTTAATACTAAACTTTATACAGGTAATTTTTCAAATAATCATTCAATAACAGGAGTAGGGTTTAAACCGGATTTGGTTTGGACAAAAAATAGAACTGATGGTGGGGAGTGGCACTCTTGGTTTGATGTAATAAGAGGAGTTACTAAAAGAATTTACAGTAATGAAACTAATGCAGAAGAAACAGCTTCTAATAGTTTAATTTCATTTGATAGTGATGGTTTTACTTTAAACGCAGATAATAATGTAAATAAAAGTGGTAAAAATTTTGCATCATGGAATTGGTTAGGTGCTAATGGAACTGCATCAAACTCTAATGGAAGCATAACATCAACTGTTTCTGCAAACACAACAGCAGGATTTTCTATTGTGTCTTATACTGGTAATGGAACTAGTGGAGCAACTATAGGTCATGGATTAGGGGTAAAACCATCATGTATGATTATAAAAAGAACTAGTGCTGCAGCAAACTGGGCAATTTATCATAACAGATTAAATAGTGGTACAAATCCAGAAGTAAAATATTTAGAATTTAATACAAATGGTGAATTAGATGATGCAGGTATTTTTAATGATACAGCACCAACAAGTTCAGTATTTACAGTAGGTAATTCAGATAAATCTAATATTAGTGGTAGTACATACATAGCCTACTGCTTCGCAGAGAAACAAGGTTACAGCAAGTTTGGTTCTTATGTTGGTAATGGGAACGCAGATGGCAGTTTTATTTACACAGGATTTAAACCTGCGTTTGTTATGGTAAAAAAATCTAGTGCATCTGGAAGTGATTGGAATTTACATGATAATAAAAGACCAGGATTTAATGTTAATAATAGCTATTTAGCACCAAATGAAAACGCTGCTGAAGTTACAGGAAATACTTATCAAATATTTGATTTACTTTCTAATGGTTTTAAATGCAGAGGTGCTGGAACTGGAACTAATGCTTCAGGAGAAACAATGATTTACATGGCATTTGCAGAGAGTCCTTTTGTAGGCAATAATTTTGTACCTAACAATGCTCGATAATTAATGAATTTAACCTGTAGACAAATATATATAAATAACTTATAAGGAGAATATTATGTATGCAAAAGTAGAAAACAACACAGTAGTAAAAACAAACTCAAGCCTAGCTTCTTTTAATAAAGCGGCTCCAAGTTGGAGTAATGCTCAACTTGAAGCAAATGGTATTTATGAAGTGGTATACGATAACACAAATTTAAAAGACAGCAGGTTTTATAATAATGGTGCAGAAAGTTTTACTTTCGCAAATGATACAGTGACTGCAAGTTATACTTCAGCTGTCGGTAAATCACTTGATGATGTTAATGAAACAGACATAGATGGTAATGCCGTATTAGATGATGATGGAAATCAAGTTGTAACACCTGGTTTAAAATCTAATGAGAAAAATCAAATTAAGGCTCAAGCAGCAGGATTATTACAATCTACAGATTGGTATGTAATAAGAAATGCAGAATCTTCTACAGAAGTTCCAGCAAATGTTTCAACTTTTAGAACAGCAGTTAGAACTAAATCTAACGAAATGGAAACTGCAATTGATGGTGCAGCAACTGTTGAAGCTTTAGAAGCTTTATTTACTTACACAGAAGGTGCAGATGATGTTGTTTCTAGACCTTTAGGTGAGTGGCCTAGATTAGCCTAGTTCTTATTGTAAGTTCTTTTTTTTAAAGGTATAAGGTAGTATTATGCTACAAAAAATAGGATTTCAACCTGGATTCAATAAACAGATTACAGAAACTACAGCCGAAGGACAATGGGTAGGTGGTGATAATGTACGTTTTAGATATGGTACACCTGAAAAGATAGGTGGTTGGTCACAATTAGGTGAGTCTAAACTTACAGGAGCTGCAAGAGCTTTACATCATTTAGTTAATAAATCTGGTAACAAGTTTGCAATCATAGGCACAAACAGAATTTTATACGCTTACACAGGGGGTGTATTTTATGACATCCATCCTATCAAAACTACTACAACATTAACTAATGCATTTAGTACAACGAATGGTTCTGCAACAGTTACTTTAACATTTAGCACGGACCACAATATAGCAGTCAACGATATTTTACTTTTAGATAATTTTACAGCTATTACAAATTCAAATTATTCAGCATCAGACTTTGATGATAAAAAATTTATGGTGACATCTGTTCCAACAGGAACAACTTTAACTATCACAATGCCATCAGCAGAGACAGGATCAGGTGCAACTACATCAGGTGGTATTAGAATACAACATTATTATCCAGTAGGACCCGCAGAACAATTACCTGGTTTTGGTTGGGGATTAGCTTCTTGGGGTGGAACTGTAACAGGTGAAGCAACTACAACTTTAAATGGTGGTATCAATGCTGTGACTACAACTATTGTATTAACAGATGCATCTTTGTTTCCAACATCAGGTACAAACTTTATACAAATAGGATCAGAAGAAATTTCATACACAGGTATATCTAGTAATACTTTAACTGGTGTTACAAGAGGAGTTAGAAATACAACAGCTGCAACTCATTCAAATGGTGCAACTATACTAAATAGTTCTGATTACATTGCATGGGGTGAAGCAGCATCGGGTGACTTAGTTGTTGATCCCGGTTTATGGTCTATTGATAATTTTGGAGATAAAGTAATTGCACTAATTCATAATGCACAAGTTTTTGAATGGGACTCTAATGCAACAAACGCTGTAACCAATAGAGCAACAATTATTACAGGTGCACCAACAGCATCACGTGATATGTTAGTATCTACTCCTGATAGACACTTAGTATTTTTTGGAACAGAAACAACTATTGGTGATCCAACTACACAAGATGAAATGTTTATAAGGTTTTCGGATCAAGAAGATATTAACACATATACAGTAGATGCAGTTAATACTTCTGGTTTTCAAAGACTTGCAGATGGATCTAAAATTGTAGGTGCAGTTAGAGGTAGAGATGCAATCTATGTTTGGACAGATACATCTTTATTTACTATGAGATTTATTGGTCAGCCTCTTACTTTTGGTTTTCAACAAGTTGGAACTAACTGTGGTTTGATTGGACAAAACGCTGCATTAGAAGTTGATGGTGCTGCATATTGGTTTTCAGAAAATGGTTTTTTTAAATATTCTGGTAATCTTGAGACTATGACATGTTTAGTAGAAGATTTTGTTTATGATGATTTAAATACTACAGCTAACCAATTAATTAATGTTGGATTAAATAATTTATTTGGTGAAATTACTTGGTTCTATTGTACAGAAAGTTCAACGGTAATTAACAGATGTGTAACTTATAACTACATGGACTCATCTCCTCAAAGACCGGTATGGACGACAGGAACTTTAGCAAGAGGTACATGGAAAGATTCATCTGTGTTTGGTTTACCACACGCAACTAGTTTTACTGCAGGTGATGATTCATCGTTTGATGTTATTGGCAATACTGAAGGAAGCACAATATACTTTGAACATGAAAAAGGAACGGATGAAGCATTAGCAAGTGGGATAAATGCAATTACTTCTAATATTGAATCAGGAGACTTTGATATTACACAATCAAGATCATCTACCGGACAGCAAACAGGTGTTGCAACATTTAGAGGAGATGGTGAATTTATTATGAAGATTAGAAGATTTATACCTGACTTTTTATCACAAACAGGAAATACACAAGTAACTTTACAACTTAGAAACTATCCAAATAGTTCTCAAGCAAGCTCACCACTTGGACCATTTACAATTACCAGTTCTACTGACAAAGTAGATACACGTGCAAGAGCAAGAGCAGTGTCATTAAAAGTAGCTAATACAGCAGCGAATCAAAGTTGGAAACTAGGTACATTTAGATTAGACACTCAACCAGATGGACGTAGATAATGGCAAAAGTAACAGTAGTATTTACAAGACCTAGTAAAGAGTATAGACAACAAGATGCTGATTCTTTAGTTAGAGATTTAGACGGATTGATTGAAAAATTAAACTCTACATTTCAACAAGATTTAAGAGATGAACAACAAAGATTTACTTGGTTCATGAGCAGTGGAAGTGAAGCATAATGGCTAATAGATATAAAAATACACAATTTGATTTAACAACAACTAACGCTACAGATATTTATACTGTACCCTCTCAATCTAGAGCGATCATTCAAAACATTCATACAGCTAATGTTGGATCAGGTAACGTTGAGATTAAAGCTTTTATATATGATACGTCTGCAGGTAGAGCTTATCAGTTTGCAGAGCACACTGTAAACTCAGGTAATTCTAAATCTATATCTGATGGTACAATCATACTAGAAGAAAGCGACAAATTACAATTACAAGCAGCAACAGCTGACATATTTGAAGGCACAGTATCAATACTAGAATTTGACAGAACATAGGAGGAAAATGAACGTCATAAAACCAGAGAAAATAATAGAAAAAATAACTAACCTT